AAGTCAGAAATAAAAGATTTTTATGATAAACGTGGAATCTCTTATGATTCTAGTGAAACTAAATCGGAATTATTATCAAGGATAGTTCCACAAATGAGTGGTACTCAAGAAGTATCTAAACACTTAAAGGTATAATATGGACAATATTTCAACATCTTATGACATCCCCGTAAAGTATGTTTTTAAGGGAATTAAGTGAGTGAAAAAATACAGACTGCTAGGAGTTATAAGGGTACTGTGGTTGATGATAATGCTGTGGTTAGTATTAACCTCAAATGGCTTGGGCAATTACTTGTTTTGGTTGGTATGCTTGTTTATGGGTATTATCGTATTGAAACTAGAATCGGGACACTTGAGGAACAGATTGTTGAAGCAGATGGCACGATTAGGGACTTACTTGATAGACATAGCGTGGAAGAGGAGCGACAAAGACTCGAATTGGAAAATAGGGTTTCATTTTACGAAAAAGAATTGAATTTAAATCCCTTATCTTGGGGAAAGAGGAAAAAGAAATGACTTCTGATATTATAACACTAATTCAAGAATTAGGATTCCCTGTTGCAATTAGTCTTGGGTTAGCTTTTGCTTTATATAGTGTAGTCAGATTTATTCTAAAGGAAAAAGTAGAAGACACTTTAAAAAGATTTGATGAGAAACACGAAAATTTACAACACAGATTGGATATAATTATGCAAGAACTTGGAAAAGTAAAAAAGTGGAACGCAGAAATTAAATCTGATTTAAAAATTTATATTGATTTAATCATGAGAAATACAAGGTAGAATGAAGAATGGATTTTATGGCAGTTTATGGCGAAGCTGGAATGATTGGCGTTGTAGGCGTAATGTTTGTTTATTTAGTTGTATCAATGTCAAAGAAATCAGATGCTCAACAAAAGACTCTGGAAGATTTGAAAGTTGAAAATCGTGGACAATCAGAGACTTTAGAGAATATGGAAGGAATGATTATTAAATTAATTAATAGATGGAATGAATCTGATGCTGTTAGAGATAGAAGGCATGAGGCTTTAATGGAGAATATATCAGACTTAGAAAAGCAGTTATCTCGCATGGATGGTATAATGTCCAGAATGAATGGTAATGGCAAGTGAATAATACGTTAAATGAAAGCATTGAAAATGTTATCCCTTTGTTGTTAAATTCTTATGTAAAAAGGTATTAATATGAAGTTATCAGAAATATATAATAAAGGCCAAAACCAAAGACCTCCCTTGAAAGAGAAAGATGTTCCTAAAAAGGCAAGCAAGCCCAGTGTAAATATTGTAGTCAAGTTTCCAGAGGTTTCTGCTTTAATTAAACATTTAGATATGTTGTATTCCCATATGATAGTAAACAATATGAATAATTCATCTAATAATTCTATGTGGGAAAAAGTTGGTTGGTTTAACCCCGGTCAAGGAGCGGTAAAACAATCACAGAGTGTTAACTGATGGATACCTTAAAGATAGCCGCAATAAGTTTTAGCAATTATGTAATAGGATTAACTGAGGTGCATGAATTGATGCAAATTCTAGTTGCTTTACTTTCAATAATTTTATTATTAATGAACATAAAAAAAGGAAAATAAAATGGACATTAAATCAATGTTGATAAAACTTGCTGAAGAGCAAGCTGAGAAAATGCAAGAAGAGGCAATGAGTCATTTAAGTTCTGATGATTTTTCTGACATGCTTGCAACAAAAATGAATGAAAAAATAAATATTCCATTTGTTAAAGAAGACAAAGAGCAAAAGTTCTTTGAGGAAATGATGGATATAGTAACTGACTTACTAGCTGGAATTTTTAAAGGTAAGTAATATGCCAGCAATAAAGAAACAACCTAAGAAGGTTTCAAAGTCTGATAATACGTCAGAAAACCTTAACAAAGCTGTGACATTTCTTCTTGATGAATTAGATTCTCTAAGAGATAAAGTTGATAAAATAGCAGGTAGAATGGGATTGTAATGGCTGATGTCATTGGATTATCCGATGTATCTACACCAGATACAGGTAAAGGAAGTCAATTAAAAACAGGTGGAAGGAGAAAACATAATATGCCGAGTAAATCTAAAAGATTAATAGCCTGTATGAAAAAGGCAAAAGGAAATGCTAGTAAAGTAAAATCTTGTAAAATACAATTCGCAGCTCAAACTAATACAGCGAAACAACATGGTTGGAAACCAAAGGGATAGGTATGCCAAGTAAAGAAAAATGTAAAAGTTGGAAAAAACTAGGGTATAAAAGTGAAAAAGATTGTACTTCTTATGGAAAAAAGAAAAAGAAAGCTATCACTAGTAAAGCAAAACCAGATTCAATTGACTATGATTATGAACCAATCCCACCTTATGGGCCAAGATAGGAAATGCCTAAAAATAATATAGATTTATTTGGGCATGATGAAAGAGATTCTAATGCAATAGCAGGAAGATACCACTTATTGAAAGATAAAGACGCTTATCATATATGACCAGATAAAGGTACACCACACCCAGTTTGGGAACGTCATAATAAAAAGAAAAGGGGTAATCATGCAAAATCCAGAAGAGCAAAATGAATTAAAATACCAAAAATCACAATCGGCTTTAGGTGGTAGAATTACATCTGTTGAAGGTGGATTAAGAATTGATGTATTTGACCACGATGAAAATTCTGAATATGACTTCACAGAAGATGATTGTTCTGTTTGTGAATTACCAGAACATTCTCAAAATCTTATTATAGAAGATATGGAATACGAAGAAGGAAATGCCTAAACAAATATTAGAGATTAACCCCTTCCACGGTGGTCTTAATAACAATGCAGACCCAAGAGATATAAAAGTAGAAGAACTATCTCAAGCCCAAGATATTATGGTAGATGAGATAGGTAAAGTACGAACAATGGGTAGTCATGTTGCTCATGACGCTGGCACTAATTCAGTAGATATTAATCCAGGCTATGGTTTATTTCATTTTAGCCAAGATAGATTAAAAGGTGAAACTGCTGGGACAGCAGCGGCTGAAACAGGTGATGACTATTTAGTTATGGCTGATACTGATTCAGCTGCTGATTTAGATATTTATAGTAGAGTTGAAGATAGCTGGGGAACTTCTAAAATAGACTTAGGCTCAGCCTCTGGTATGAAACCATGTTTTTATGCTGTAGACGGAGCATTAAGAGTAAGCGATGGTGAGTTTACCAATGCTAATGATAATAAGTGGTACGGATACATTAAGAGAACACATTTTAATGGATTAACCCCCGATGGTACTGCTGATGCTTATGATGGGTGGTATAGTAAAAATCAAGAAATTGCTGCTCCGACAAAGGGATTGTTTGGTCAGTTTATATTCAGCGAAACAAATAATAGTGGCAACACAACTACAAATCTCCAGGCTAGCAATGGTGATGCTTTTAGCGGGATGGATACTGCATTAGATGTTGGTGATTATATTATGGTAAATACTGATGAGAGTGAAGCTTGCGTTGTGACAGCTCGAGTGGATGATAGAAATTTGACTCACGTTGCTGGAACAGCTTCAACTAATACTGATGACTATATTATTTTCCCACCTGCTGGGAAAGGATTTAATGTGGACGTTGGTAGCAGGTCAGGTCAAGGTGGTTCTTGGGCAGCTAATGATTATGAGATTGCGACTACTTTTATTTATCATGGGAATCAAGAATCTCTACTTTATGAAAATGTTGGTAATGGAGATTTATTTGCTGTTTCTGCTAATGATGTAATAGATTGGACTATACATTGCACTTCTCCTTTTGACCCAATGATTTCTGGAGGTCGTGTTTATATTAGACAATATGATACAGAAGACCCGTGGTCTTTATTGGCGGATATAAGTTTAAGAGATGGAGTGAGGTCAGGTCTTGGAGATACATACATAGCGTGGGAGTTAATTTCCGCCACTGGGACTACTGGGGCTGCGAATAATGTTTATTTACAGGGTGGGTTTGAAGGAGTCTACGATGGTGGAACCCAAAAAGGAACCACTAGACATCAAAATGCTGAAACGTATGAATCATTAAATGGAATATCCCAAACTGAAAATACTTTGACTGCTAAATTTAAGACAGCGGTTGTTGCAAATAGAATGGTGTATGTAGGTAATGTTCGGATGAAAGACGATGATAATGAAACTGTTACAATGGGTGATGCCATAATTAAGAGTCCTGTTAATAAATTTGATACATTCTCATTGAGTCGGATAATCGAAGCTACAGTTAGGGATGGAGATGAGATAATAAAGCTTGAAGAATATGCAGATAGAATATTGCAGTTTAAGAAAAATAAGATGCAATTAATTAATATATCACAAGAAATAGAATTCTTAGAAGACACATTTATGCATAAAGGAGTTTCTGTCCCGTCAGCTACTTGCAAAACAGATTATGGAGTTGCTTGGGTGAATGAGAATGGTTGTTATTTATATGACGGACAAAGAGTAAATGATTTACTTGAGAAAGGTGGTGTTCAGATTATTAAAGAAAGTGATTGGAGTTCTTTTATTGGAGACACTCCCATGATTGGGTATATACCTAAGAAACGACAAATAATCGTGGCTACATCAGCTGGGACTGGAGCTAATAATGGCAATATTTATTTATATGATATAGTTACTAAAAGTTGGGTACAAGGTGATTCAAAATTAACTGACAACAAACATCAAACAAACTTTATAACAGATTGGAATGGAGACTTAGTCCATGCTCATTCAAGTGGAACTGTGGTGAAATGGGATGATACATCAGCCTCTACTTCTAATTTATTATTTGCTACAAAAGATATGACATTTGGTCAACCGGGGCAAAGAAAGAAACTTCATAAAGTTTATATCACATACAAGGGAGATGCTAGTTCTTTAGTGGTTAAGTATGCTATTGATGGTGAAACAGATTCAACTGATTTCCGACAATTTAATAGCACTGATACTCCACTAGCTGATAAAAGTTCATCTGAAAACTTAGAACAATGGCACTTAGCAGAATTAACACCAACTACATCATCCCAAGCTAATAATCTCTATAGTTCAAAATTTCATTTAAGTGGGTCTGTTGGTTCTAGTTTTGAGATTAATGATATTAATGTAGTATTTAGGATGAAAAATATAAAATGACAAGACAAGAAAGAATTGCTTTACATAAAAAGCAAGAAAGATTACAAGTTAGAAATGGTTCTCCAAGTAAAAATGATTTAAAAGAAGGAGTCCCAGAATTGAGAAATACTCCAGAAGGCGTTGTTGAATATGTCAAGCATAACAATGTCTTATATAAAAAACTACTAGATAAAGCATAACATTGTTGGTAAATTAGTAATATGTCAAAGAATCTTTATTCAGCTTATATGTCCGCTGGTAAATCCTCAGGAGAATACA